ACGCTGACGAGGACGCATACGGCTGCGTCAACATCACGACACCGGGCGCCGGAGTCTATGCAGAGGACAGCGGGATCTTCAGCTACACCGCCTCGAGCATCGTCAAGATCGAAGCTCAGACCGTGTTCGACATGGCGCGCTGGCTGAGACTCAACCCGGGCAAGGAGATCGACTACGTCGTGAAGCATGAAGAGGATCCGGAGGTGAGGCCATGAACTGGGACACGCTGCCGGAGAAGTACGCAGACCTGCTGCCTGAAGAGGATCAGCTGAAGCGGGACGAGCACCGGGCGCAGGGCCTCGCAAACAAACGCGAGGGCGAGGCATTCGAGTTTCACATAGAGGCTGCCCTGCTCAGGTACAAGGAAGCCGGGACGGCCGAGATCGAGAAAACGCCGGAACCGATCAAGCAGATCGGCAGGCCTAACCGCAAGGGACAATTCCTCGCGGTCTATACCAAGAGAGCGCAGCCAGACTTCAAGGGCACGATCTCTGGAGGCCGGAGCATCGTCTTCGAGGCCAAGAGCACCCGGCAGGACAAGATCAGCCAGAGCGCCGTCACTGAAGACCAGCGCGAGCGGCTGGAACACCACAACAGCCTCGGCGCCCTCGCCTTCGTAGTCGTCGCCATGGGCCTCGACAACGTCTACCGGGTGCCGTGGGAAACGTGGCGCGACATGAAGCAGATCTACGGACACAAAAGCATGAACCGGGCAGAGCTGGAGCCCTTCCGCATCGACTGGCGGGACGGCATGATCCAGCTGCTCGACGGAATAGAGAAAGGAGCGACACCATGAGCAAGATACCACCACTGGTCAGAGCTCAGGACATAGACGACGCGATGGCGATCGACGTCCTCGAGAACGCGATCTTCAGCATGAGCATGAGCGACGACCTGAACAACAACACGCTCTGCCTGCTGGCAGCCATGAGACGAGGACACGACGCCCTGCAGCGGGAGCATGCAAGAAAGGAGCTGAACAATGCCACAAAACAAACTCACGGATCTGAATAATCACCTATTCGCTGAGCTGGAGCGCCTCGGCGACGAGGAACTGACCGGCGACAAGCTGGAAGAAGAGCTCGGCCGGGCCAAGGGCATCGCACAGATCAGCTCGCAGGTGATCTCGAACGCGAACACCATCCTGCGTGCTGCGAAGTTCGCAGACGAACGCACCAACCTCGACCTCAAAGCTCCGGAGCTGCTGCTCGGAGATCCTTCGGGGGGGGGTACAGAATAAATGACCGACTGCCGAAGAACATGGACAGACGAAGAGCTGGCCTTCCTGAGAGAGTACGCACCCGGACACACGCGGCGTGAGATCTACGAGGAACTCAGCAGACGCTTCCCGGGCCACACTCACACCTTCGAGAACATGGTCGCGGCCATGAAGAACCGCAAGATCAGGACGGGAACGCATCGGTGGTACGGCCACGTGCTGAAACCTGAAGAACGTGATCCGAAGTGGTACCGGGACGAAGAGCTGGCCTTCCTGAGAGAGTACGCACCCGGACACTCCCGCAAGGAGATCCACGCAGAATACAACCGGCGCTTCCCGGAACGGCCACGCAGCTTCAAGAGCGTGGTCGCCTGCATGAAGAACCACGGCATCACCAACGGACTCGACGGCCGCTTCCCTCCCGGGGGCAAAGGATCCCGGCCATGGAACCAAGGAAAGAAAATGAGCCCGGAGCAGTACGAGAAGTGCAAGCCGACCATGTTCAGCAAGAACCACCGCCCGCAGCAGTACCTTCCGATCGGAACCGAGAAGAAGCTCTCCGACGGCTACATCTGGGTGAAGGTGGACGACCAGATCAACGCGAAGAAGAACGTCAACTGGAAACAGAAGCAGCGCCTCGTCTGGGAGCAGGAACACGGGCCGGTGCCCGAGGGCGTGGTCGTGACCTTCCTCGACGGGAACCGCGAGAACTTCGACCTCAGCAACCTCGCCCTGATCACAAGAGCGGAACACGCGAGGCTGAACCAGAGCGGGCTCAGGTCGGAGGATCCGGAGATCACGGCGGCAGCTCTGCAGGTCGCCAAGCTCACCACCAAGATCGGACAGCTGCAGAGGGACAGCAAGAAGAAAAACCAATGAAGAGGGACAAGATCCCCGGAAGGAGAACCGATGGAACTAATAGACAAGATCATCGCGATCGGAGCGCTGGCACTGTTCTCGCTGCCGTTTCTGGTGATCATCGGCGGGGCGGCCTATATGGTCTACTCGCCGAAGTTCAACGACTACAACATGATCAGCGAGTGCTGGGACTGTAAACACAGGCACGAGCCATACTGCGCGGCCTGCTGGCGCTGCGAGTGGAACCCGCTCTACTGGGTGCACAAGCAGCCGATCTACATCGGGCCGGGCTATATATCAAGACATCGACTCGCGAGGAAATGGAGGAACGATATGCAACCGAACACAACACGCTGCCGCAGCTGCGGCGCCCCGATCATCTGGAGGACGACGAGCTCCGGCAAGTCAATGCCGTGCGACGCCTACCCGGTCAATATAGTACCGAACCCGAAGAGCAAGAACAAGTACCTCGACCGCTCCGGCAAGATCATCGGAGGCGACATCACGGACGCAGTCGGAGACCACACCGAGCTGGTGCACGTGCCTCACTGGGCGACCTGCGACAAGCCGGATCAATTCAGGAGGCGCTAAGAGTGGCAAGCAGGATAAGACTATATCGGCCCGAGCTTCATGAAGAGGCGACCTGCTCCACCTGCGGCAAGGTCTACGAGCGGCGCTGGATGGAAGAGTTCAACACAGGCCGGAGCAAGCAGCTGCTCTGCCCTGAGTGCTATCACAAGGCAACCATGGATATATACGCATCGCGCACCGAGAAGGTGGAGCGCATGAACAAGATCAACAAGAAATGACAAGGAGGAAGACATGGAACAAATGACCGGCACGTGCCTGTTCTGCGGCCAGACACGACTCGTAGAAGCTGAAGACCAGAACGAGGCGAACAGGATCGCATCCGAGAATTGCACGTGCGACAACAACCTCAAACGCGTGCGGCAGTGCTCGGACAATATCGAGAAGATCTGCGGCGAGACTGCGAAAGAGTTCGGCCTGGACATCGTGACCGAAGAGGTGATCGACTCACTGAAGGACACCGGGAAGCTCTGCGTGTTCGACTACCTGCAAAGCGCCACCTTCCGCCTGACCGACTCAACCATATCAATAAAACAAACAAAGGATGGTGTCTCTGTCTCGAGGAAGAAGGTCACGGCCGTAAAGCTCGAAGCATAGACACCGGAGAACAAGGAGCAAGAACATGGCATACAAACCACTGGTCGTGTCCGCCATAGCAAAGGACACAGGATGGCCGATTGACGGCCACAAGATCTACGTCGCGAAATGGTCATACGATCCGGACAGCTGGCACATTTACGGCTGGGAGGATCCGGAAGCCGAAGTCATGGCCAAAACGATCTGGCAGAGCCTCACCGAGGCAGGCATGGAGCTGCACGACAGCTGGGAAGACTTCAAAGCTGACTGGGACGCAGAGAAGCCGGTCACCGACATGGTGCTGACATTCAAAGACGAGCAGCTGGAGATCCTGAAGGTCGAGCAGGAAGAGGATCCGGACGAGGAAGTGCCGGGAGATCTTCCCTTCCCGGACGTAAAGGTCGAACCAAGGAAGCCAACCGACAAGGGCGGGATCCTGCTGCTGCCGATGAAGAAGAACCTCGGCGACGTAAGCGAGAGCCACCCGGACTGGAAGCTGATCAGCTGCCCGGAGTGCGGTGCCGAGTGTTATGAGTTCCCGGAAGCACACCGCCTGCAGCTGACGCAGGGCGTCAAGCTCATGTGTACAGAGTGCGGGATCAAGGCCGGGCTCGTCAAGGCATACTCACCGAAGAACATGCCACACCCGGACGGCAACCGTGCTAAGCGCAGATCCAAGAACTACAAGGCCCTCAAAAGAATGGAGAAGGCCGCAAGGAGGAAGCCATGACCGAGTACATGAAAGAGGCGGAGGCGCTCGTCGAAAAGCATAATGCCTGCAAGTACATGCCAACCAACCGCGAGTATTTAGCACGTATGCTCGCAGATCCGGACTGGCTCGACGACGGAGGCGCAGCGTGGGAGGCCATGGTCAACTATAACATCAACTGCCCGTACTTCGAGGGCGACGAGCGCGCACACTGCCACGGCAAGCCGCTGGACTACTGCACCGGCCCGGACGCACGAGACCACTGCGTGGCCTGCAAAATGGAATGGCTGGAACAGGAGATGGACTCATGAAGACCGTGAACAGACTGCCAAAGGTGCCAAGGCCGAGGCAATACTCGGACAGCACGCTCATGAAATGGACGAAGCGCGAACTGATCGACATGATCAGAATACTGGAGGACAACTACGAGGCGGCCATGAACTTCAACGCTCGGCAGTGCGAGAACTTCACTGCCCTGCTCGACGATCTTCGCGGCCACGATGAAGAGGGACAAGGAGGCAATCCATGAACGGCATCAAGATCAGGAACGTGAAAATGCCGGATAGGTGCCGGGACTGCTTCCTGTTCAGCGCAAAGCTGAGATACGGCTGCCGCCTCGGAGCTGGTCAAGGAACCGAGCCCGCGATCGTCTACAAGGCGCGGCACGCTGACTGCCCTCTCGAGCCACTGCCGGATGAAGAGAAACAAGGAGGCAAGCTATGAAATGGATCGACGTACACATAAGCGGCGGCCGGGCGAGAGTCAGGTGCCCTAAATGCAAAGCGCTCTTCACTTTCGCCACCCTCTCGTTCAAAGACGAGCGAAGACGGTGGAAGTGCTGCCCTATATGCCAGACAAAGATCGACAGATACATACCACGCGAACTGCAGCCAAGCAAACCGACCGGAGCTGAAGCGGGACAAGGAGGTACGCCATGAGCATTATCGGCATGATCATCCTGCTGGGGATCGCGATCTTCTTCGCCGTCCTCATGTATGCCTGCATCCTCGTGGCGGCCAGATCTGACGAACAGTCAGCCCGCATGCACCGGGAGCGGCTGCGCTCCTTCGACCAGCCAAAGGATGAAGAGGAACTACCACCGCACGACTGCCCGTGGGGATAAGGAGGCACACCATGAAGCACTACGACTACGCGCCAGAGCTGCAGACCGTCTTCGTCTTCCTGAAGGAAGTCAAGGACACCAGAAGACACGAGAAGCTCTACGCAAACCAAAATACGCCGGAAGACCACCGGCCGATCCTGCGGACAGCCTACAAGAACGCACTGAAGGTGGCGCTCTTCAATCTGTCGCTCGCACTGGATAAGTGGGCGGCATCCGGCTGCAAGATCGAGAACGACGACAAGGAGGTGGAAATGTGACAACACCAAAACCACAAGCAGGAACCGAACACGACTCCGTCCACAGCCCGAAGCATTATCAGATCCCGGGCACCGGCGTGGAAGTGATCGACGTGATCGAAGGGATCCTGACGCCGGAACAGTTTCAGGGCTACTGCTACGGCAACATCATCAAGTACATACTGAGGGCGCCGAACAAGAACGGCGTCGAAGATCTGAAGAAGGCTGCGGTCTATCTGGAGTGGCTCACACTCAACCTCGAGGATCAGCAATACAGAGAAGAAGTGGAGGCGGTCAACCATGAAGAGGAACACGACCATGGAGAAGAAAGACAAAATAAACAAAGCGATCGCCATTGAGCTTGCGGCCGGCGTGGCCGCATGGCTCTTCCTGATCGCAGCCAAGGCCCTCGGCTTCCTACCGGGCATAGACTGGAGCCTGACTGCCTGCGGTCTGATCTGGATCCCGGCAGCGGTCGTGCTGGTGATCTTCCTGCTGGCTGAAGCAATAGAACTGATCAGGCGGCTGCGTGAAGCGGCTCGAAGGATCCACACAGCGCTGACACTGAAGGACGCCATGCACGGCATGACGCTGAACACTCTCGGCCCGATCTACGGCGTCGAACGTCAGCCGGGCGAGATCAACAGGCACTACGAGCAGCGGATCCTGTTCGCAGCAGCCACAAAGGACAAGCTCCACATGAAGAGGACGGCTCCGATCCCTAAGCCTGCGACCGGCGACGCGCTCGACAAGGTCGCCAAGAAGTACGGCGTGAAGCGGAACGAAGGCGAGAGCGACAAGCACCTGCAGGATCGAGTCCGCGCAGCGATCACCAAGAACATGAACGAACAGCTCGAAGGAGGCAAAGCATGAACTATAGAACAGACGCAGACTACAAGGCGGTGGCCGACACCGTGCCAG